GCCGCATCAATTTTAATCAAGAACTGCTCATCCATTCTCTCTCCACTTCCTTTGAGATCTGGTGAATCAAACTCATCAAGAGTAAAATACTTCAACCTCATCGCTTTCCTTTTAGGGCATCAACTGCATTATCAACTCTCTCTTGGGCCTCCTTGACAACATCCTCCACTTTGTCCGGAACGAAGTTCTTGTTCTTGTCTTTGATTATTGCCTTGTGCAATGCTCCAACAAATGCAACTACTGCAACAAGCACCATTGCGATCAACACCAGTGCTAAAATTATGATTGAATCACTCATCTTTATTTCTGTTTTTACGAACGCTTATTGCCTTCTCAATGTTATACCATGCAACCGCCAAACCTCCTACCACTCCAACAATCGTTGGTAGTGCTTCAAAGACGTTTGCCAGAAGTATTGTTAGACTTGCTACGTTTGTTGTTATCCACTCGATTTGACTTTTCACTGATCCACTTTTTTAATTTCAGAATGTTCTCTTTTTTCTCTTTTCTCATCGGTCAAGTACCCAACTTTTCTTGTAGTAATTTTCGTTGAAGTCTGCTCCTTTGGAGATCTCCATCCCACTTTGGAAGTATGCTTTCTTTTCAGCAATCATCTCATCACCGCTTGCTTGGTTATACTCTGGAAACAACGAAGTATTGTTGCACAAGTAATCAATCATCCGCTCGGTGTAGAACTGAGCATTATTCCTTGCTCCATTGATCTCTCGGTTCAAGTCTGCTTTGGTGATTGGTGTAGCATCCTCGCTTGTTCTGATAACAAGTCCTCCGTTATCCAGACGAACATACATATGAGGAACCATCTCAACCATTGACCACCACAAAGTAACCTTTCGGACATGGTTCTCAACCAGTGCTTCGTAGTTTCCTGCAAGTGTACCTCCTGCAATGTCTGTTTTCAACTTCTCAAAAAGTCTTGTTCCCAAGAAGGATTGAATGTACTTGTCTTGTGCAAGCATGATGTGAGATACCATGTAACTCTCCTCTACACTTCCATTCAAGTGTGAGTACCTTTTCATGTAATCTCCATTGATGAATAATACCTCTGCCATCTTATCTGTTTTTTAATGATCCTCTATTTGGAAGATCGTTTGTTCTTGTACTCGCAGTATCCCATTCTGGACTTTTGTTTGGCACTCCTGCTCGGTCTGCACTTGCTACGCTCACTCGCTTGTCATTGTCTAAACCTTCATTTGGTAAGAATCTTCCTCCCTCACGCTTTCTAAAGTAAACAACCCTGCTCCAAAAATGCCTGCAATACACTCCTCCTTTGTAGAGCCAGATTGAGTAGTTGCTCTTTCCTTGTGGTGCAAAGTCTCCATTTATTCCTGCATCACCCATCTCAATGATGTCCTCGTATCTGTACACAACTTTCTGCTTTGCATTGGCTACCATTCTGGTGCAGAAATCTCTTGACTTCTCATCTGCTTTGCCGTTGTATCTGTATCGTATCTTGTACAATCCAGAATCAACTTGGCTCTTCTCCTCTGGATCTGCAAAACGCTTGAAGAACTTAACCTCATTTGCATGGATCAATCCTTCTTGCTCTGCATCTGTTACTGGCTCATCACTTATCTCCTCCCACTCATCATCAACTACTTCTCCAACAAGGTCAAGGTACTGCAACCACAACTCTCTGTCTGCATCAGTGGGAGCATCTTTTTTTTTTTCAGAAAGGAACAATGGCTCATTCTGGATCTTAGCGATACTCATGTTTCCGCTTTCACGAAGCAATGTATTGATTGATTGGTTGATGATCATTTGGTATGGCTTGATGACGTTTCTTTGCATCAATTCACTGCTGACCTTTAACTCATCCGTTCCTCCAAGTTGTCCTGCCGTTTTTACTCCGAACAAAGCAGGAGATGTAACCCTATGCCCTATCATGATTTTGTTGGTGCTTTCCTCACTCAAGAACTGGTACTGCTCACTGGCTTGGCTTAACTCAAAAGGCTCAATCGTTGGTGCAGTATCACCACCATCTGAAAAGGTCATCATGAACTTTCCTGCATTGTGGCTTCCAGTGAGTTGTGCTTCCATGTCCATACGGATCTCTCTCCTCTCCTCTTTTGGTGGAATACCATTCTTCCAATGGATTGCAAAGGAAGGACTCATGCCGTTCTGGAGATTGTTATTGTGATACACTGCAATCTGCTTATCAACCTCAATCCAGTTGATGCTTCCCATGTAATCTGGCTTCGGATAGTACATTGATCCAACTGCAAAAGGTTTCACATACATCAGTTGAACTGGATGCTCATTCTTTTTGTCTGGACCGAATGCACAGATTGGTGTTACTCCAACCTTTCTGTGGTTCTCCCAATCAAGGCAATGATAGTAGTAAGGCACTGAACCATCAACTTGCATTACTCCTGCTCTGATTTTCTCAAAAGGAATATGAGTAACTTCTTTGATGTATGAGCGATCCAATGACCACTTCACCTCAAGGCAATAACCTCCTTGCAATTTAAGGTCAATGCACGCTTTTCGTATCTCATCTTGCAATCCCCATTCTTCAATCTGCAACTGACCTTGACCTTCTGCTTTGATACCCTCTCCAAAGATCATGTATGCAATGCTTTCAACAAGCGCATGGTGTACGGCACTGGAATTGTATAGGTCAATCAAGTATTGTGGAAACAAGTTGTCATCACCATACTCAACCCATCCTTGAGATACAACTTTCTCCTCGTAATTTCGTTCAACGTATTTGGCTAATTCAATGCTCTCAATCATAATAGATGATGTTATCTGGAAGTGTTATTGTTGGAATGTTGTAATACTCTTGTTCAGTTTGAACGTGAAGCACACCTCTTTCAATCTCGGCAATGCTATTCTCTGGATCAAGGTTTGTATCGCTATCTTGAGCGAACACTTTGTACCAGTATTGACCGGTTTCTGTGATCAATAGATCTCCATTCAAAGGATCATTTGTATTGGTGTTGATTGCAATCTTGGTGTATCTGGCATTGTCCTCAAGCACATTGGCTATGAAGTACCTTTTTTCCCTGCTCATTTCTCCTTGAATCTCAACCAAGTAGTTAGTCCATGAACCAACATCCTTCTGCTTCTCCTTCAAGGTCAAATAAACGTACTGATTTGTCGTGTTTGGTAGTATTGCAATCATTTGTTCAAAGATAAAAAAAGGGATGAGGTCAATCCCCACCCCCTTTCTATTGACGTAATTAACCAAATTTAATACGCAGGTGAAATCGTAACCGTTCCGGGAGCAGACGATACCATATCTGGCGCAAATGGTGCAGGAACTTTCTCCTCAGCAGTGAACACAATGTTGTATCCGTTGAGATCTCCTTTCGCAGTTCCAGTTCCAAAGTTACCACCAGTCGCTTCTGCTCCAGTTGAGTAACCCATAACATGGAAGTTGTCGTTGTTATCACGAACAATGATGCTCAGTCTGTTTTGAAGAACCTTTGCAAGTTCCTCAGAATCAGTGGCACTCAATTTAGGTGTTTGAATTGTCAAAACCTGCTCGTAGTAGATTGTTCCGTTCTCCACAGAACTCTGTATGTTTTGTTGGAAAGAGCCACTATTCTTGCTCAACTCCCATCTAAAGAAGGTTGTCGTTGATGGAATGTTTGCCACTGCTCCAGAAGCGATTGCTGAATACTCAACATCACTCAAGGCACACCACAAAACTTCCTTGATACCTCCAATGGCATCTTTGCAAGGATACGCTCTCCCACTTGTTAAATCACAAGCCATAGTCGTAGTATTGTGAAGGGAAAGGTGTTACCCTCTCCCTATCAAGTTTATAATTAAGATGAACGACGAACAACCGCAACATCACCCAAGAAAGCAATCTGAACACCTCCAGAGAAGCGCATTGCCAATCTCACGTTATCAGAAGCATCTGTTGGTGTCATGTCCACAACAACTGCTTGGTTGAAGTCTGATTGCAAGTCTGTTCCAAAGAACAAGTTGCTTGACTGCGCCCCAAGAAGTGTGTCATTTGGGAATCCTGCAGGAACAACAATGTCGAATCCTAAGTAAGATGCAGGGCGATCTGCTCCAACTTGTGGTGAGTAACCACCTACAACTCCGATTGATGCCATTGCTTGGTGTAGCAAGAACAATGATTTGCGGCTCATAAAAATACGAGTATTCGCATCTCCTTGAATTGCATCTGGAAGTCCTGCAACCAAAGTGTTCAAGTGAGTGATGATACCAGTAGCGGCATCCGCATCACCAGTGAAAGCATTTGCAACAAGAC